TCGCATCTGGTGAAGCCTCGCGACCTTGACGCACTGTCGGCGCTGATAGTGCTCGCAGCGATCGGTGTGATCGGTGGAGCCCTGCTGTGCGTGTGGCTGGTGACGCACGCCTAGGCGCGTAGTCCGGTCGTGCCTATGTTCGACGCGTGGGCCTCTTTCAGCGTCGGCAGGCCGACTCGCCGCTCGGCGATCCGATTCGCTCACCGCGCGAGCCCGGCATCCGCGTGCACACGGCGACAGATGGCCGTGATGTGCTCTGGAACGATCCGGACGGATGGGAAGTCGATCAGCCGTGGCTGTGGTGGCTCGGCCCTGCAGACGGCTCGCAGGGCCCATACGGCAATCCGCTCGCTCCGCTCGAGGGCGATCCGAACGGACTCGCATCGCTGCCCGCAGTCACGCGCTGCACGAGCATCATCTGCGACACCATCGCCGGATTGCCGTGGCATGTCGTGCGCGGCGATTACGAGCAGCTAGCGACTCCGGACTGGATCGCTGATCCGCAAGCGACGCGGCTCGATGGTCGAGTCGTCGGCGACGAGCCGCTGGTCGATGCTCGGCTGTCGGCTGTCGAATTTTGGGCGCAGTGGATCGTCGCAGCATTGTGGCTCGGCGACGGATTCGTGTATGCGCCCGTGCGTGATGCGACAGGCGCGCCGAAGCCGCCGCTGTGGCAGCTGCATCCTTCGGCCGTGTCGATCGAAGCCGGAACGTATTGGGTCGAGGACATTCCGCTTCCGCCCGGATCGATCATGCATCTGCGCGGGATGCCGCCATACTTCGAGGGCCGCGGCCGCGGCGTGATCGACACGCACGGGCTCGACCTCGGACTCGCAGCGACAGTGCGCACATATGCGGCCGGAGTCTTTTCGACCGGAGTGCCCGCAGGCTTCCTGAAGTCCTCGCAGCCGAACATGAGCGAGGACGATGCAGCGAAGCTGAAGGCCGCATGGCTCAAGCAGCACGGCGGCGCGCAGCGCAGCATCGCAGTGCTCAATGCCACGACCGATTTCACGCCTGTCGCGATCTCGCCCGTCGATGCGCAGCTGACCGCCGCGCGCGAGTGGACGACCCGCGACACTGCGCTCGCCTTCGGCGTGCCGCCGTACATGCTCGGCGTGCCCGGCGACAGCAGCACATATGCGAATGTCGAATCGCGGATGATCGAGCTTCGGACCTTCACGCTGCTGCCGTGGCAGCGACGCATCGAGGCCTGTCTGGACAGCGAGCTTCCGCGCGGGACCTCGCTGAAGATCGCGAGCGATGCGCTGCTGCGCGCCGACACGAAGAGTCGATATGAGTCCTACAAGATCGCACTGGACTCCGGATTTATGACCGTCGATGAAGTGCGCGCGCTCGAGGATCGACCGCCGCTCGACACGCAAGGGGTGATGTGATGGAGCTAGCGATGGAGCTTCGCGAGGTCAACCCCTCGCAGCGGCTCGTGATCGGATGCATCGCGCCTTACGACGAGGTGTCCTATCTCACGCCCGATCCGAACGGCGAGCGCATCCGCCGCGGAGCATTCCGCCGATCGATCGAGCATCGTGCAGCGAAGGTGCCGCTACTGCGCGCGCATCAGACAGCGATGCGCTACGGCATGTCCCGCGCCTTCACGGAGGATGCAGGCGGGCTCATCGGCGAATTCGTCGTATACGACGGCGACCCCGGCGATCAGCTGCTCGAGGAATGCCGCACCGGATATCTCGGAGCGATGTCGGCCGGATGGCTTCCGCTCGACGCTCGACGCGGCCCGGATGGCGTGCGAGAGGTCACGGAGGCGAAGCTGGTCGAAGCATCGCTACTCGGCCTCGGCGCATACGACGGCGCATCGATGCTCGCAGTGCGCAGCGCCGAAAGACTCGACGACCTGCTCGCGCCCTTCCGCGCGCGGCCCGATGTGAACCTAGAACCGATTCCGCCGCTGACGTATCGTCAGCACTGACAACCTGCTCGGCCCGCTGCGGCCCGACCACCCGGTGCAGATCACCCGGAGCATTCCGGCCCGATCCCGGTCGATGGTCACCTGTCGGCACCCGTGCGATCCATGACGCGTGACACGCGTCGCGCGTCGCATCGGAAGGAACACGGATGCTGACATATCTGCGACGGTTGACCGACGAGCGCGATTCGCTCACGCAGTCGGCGACCGACATCACCGAACGGGCAGCGCGTGAGGAGCGCGACGTAACCGACACGGAGCGCGCATCGCTGACGACGATGCAGACACGCTGCGCCGAGATCGATGGACAGCTGACCGAATACAACGCGCAGGCCGAGTCGCAGCGCGCATACGCACGACTGCGCGACTCGCTGCACACCGACGACCCCGAGCCGGCCGAAACGCCAGGCGGTTTGCCGGCGCGCAGAATCCAGACACGCGATGCCGAAGTGCCGCAAGGATGGGGCGAGCTTTTCGTCGAGTCGCCTGCGTTCACGAACTACCCCGGAGCCGGAACCTCGCAGCGTGTCGAGCTTCCCGGCGGACTCGAGACGCGCGCGCCGATCACGCTCGGCACGGTTCCGCAGAATCCGACGATCTGGACACCGCCGACGCCTGCATTCGACTCGCCGCTCGTCGCCGTGTGCGGAAGCGTCACGGTCTCCGGCAATGCCGTGAGCTTCGTGCAGTGGACGCCGAATCCGCAGACGAAGGCACCGAAGGTCGCCGAAGGAACGGCGAAGCCGGAAGCGACGATGACTGCGACGCCGACGAATGTCACGCTCGACACGTATGCGCACTGGAAGGAAATCACGCGTCAGGCACTCGAGGACATTCCGCAGATTCGCAGCATCGTCGAGGGCCGACTGCGGCAAGGGCTCGTCCGCAGTGTCGAGGAAGGCATCGCTGCTGCGCTCGTCGCCGCGACGATTCCGCCCGCGACTGTCGCACTCGGCGGCACGCTGCTGCAGGCGATCCGCATCGGCCTCGCCACCGTGCAGGACAACGGTTATCGGCCGAATGCAGTGCTGCTGAATCCGATGGACGCGGCCGACATCGATCTCGGCATCATGGGCGGCACGCTCGGCGGGCCTGCAGTCAATGGCTCGCTGTGGGGCTTGCGTGTGGTCCCGGTCGGCGACATCGCTGCGGGCACTGCGTTCGTCGGCGATTTCAATTCCGGCGTCACGGTGTTCTCACGCGGCAGCACGACGGTCTACCTGACCGACTCGCACGCTGACAATTTCATCAAGAACATCCTGCTCCTGCTCGCCGAAATGCGCTGCTACGTCGCGGTCCCCGAACCGCAGGCGATGGCCGAGTGCAGCGTCAGCGCGACGACGACCGCCGCAGCGGCCGGGAAGTAACGGGGAGGGCATCGCATGCCTGCGACCGCCGCAACACTGCGCACATATCTCGGCATCGATCCTGCATCGACCATCGATGCCGAGGCGATGGACGCGGCGGTCGCAGCTGCGAATGACTACGTGCAGCAGCTGCGAGCCGATCTCACGCACGACCCCGACACGGGCGACCTGCTCGCAGCATGGCCGCCGCGAGTCGATCAAGCGGCGATCGTGCAAGCGGCTCGGCTGTACGGCCGACGCGGCTCCGTGCAAGGCATCGCAGCATTCTCCGATCTCGGCGTCGCCATGCTGCCGAGACTCGACCCCGAAGTGCGCAGCCTCCTCGAGCTAGGTGAATACCAGCGCAGCGTGATCGCATGAGCAGCTTCGATGCTGCGCTCGCGATGGTGGACATGCTGCAGCAGGCGGGCATCGCAGCGACAGCTGATCCTCGCAGCGCGACGCCGCCGTGCGTGCTCGTGCCGCCGCCTGATCGCACCTATGACATCAGCTGCGGCTACACGGCGCACTGGCGACTGCAGGCCCTGGTGCCCGGCACGGGGAATGCCGACGCGCACAAGGCACTCGACGCGCTCGCCGATGCGGTCGTCGCTGTGCTGCCCGTCGAGCGCATGACGCTCGGCAGCTATGTGCTGGCGAATGACTCGCCCGCGCTTCCGTCCTATCGCATCGAATTCGACGAAGGGGTTAGCTGATGACGATCACCGAATCGCGCCTGAAGGACGGCACGCTGTCACTCGGCACGACACCGAACACGATCGACTTTTCGTGCCAGGTCACGAATTGTCGAATCAATTCCAGCTACGACGACGACGGCGATGCCGTCGAGACACTGTGCGGCGATCAGATGGCAGTCGGCCGACGCCTCTCCGGTCGATCGCTCGCAGGCACTTTCATCCAGGACTGGACCGCAGCAGCTGCGACGAGCATCACGGAATTCTGCTACGACCACGACCTCGAGGTGATGAGCTTCACCTACACGCCGAACACGGCAGGGCCGACGCTCTCCGGGTCGCTGCGCATCGAGGTGCCCGCCGAGACATACGGCGGCGACGTGAACACGCGACTCACGAGCGATTTCGAGTGGCAGCTGACAGCTGCGCTCGTGCGCACACCGCCGACGACGCAATCGGCATCGGCATCGGAGCCTGCGACGGTCTGATGTGGCAGGCGAAACGCTCAAGGTCGAAGGGCTCGACAATCTGATCCGCACGCTCAATCGCGCAGGCATCGACCTGTCCGACATGAAGCGAGCGAATCGAAGCGCGGGCGAGATCGTCGCACGCGATGCGATCGGTCGAGCCCCGCGACTGACCGGGAAGCTGGCCGCATCAGTGCGACCGACGCAGGCGGTCCGTCGAGCCCGCGTCAATGCAGGCGGCGCGCGCGTGCCGTATGCGGGCCCGATTCATTGGGGGTGGCAAGCGCGCGGCATCGAGCCGAATCCCTTTATCTCATGGGGCGCGCAGGCAACGGAACCGCAATGGACCGAAGCGTATCGGCGCGATGTCGTCGAGGCGCTGTCGCATGTCAGGGGGAAGTGATGGCGTGGCAGCGATTCAAGGTGCAGCTGATCGACAGCGAGCCGCTGATCGTGCAGACATCGGCGCGCGACTGGCGCACCGTACACATGGACCCCGCCGCGGGCGTCGAAGCGATGGACATGACATTCCAGGTCGTGCACAACGCACTCCGGCGCACGGGCATCGAAGTGCCCGCCGACTACGAGAGCTTCCTAGACACGCTCGACGGACTGCCCGAAGCGATCGACGGCGCTGATCCGCAGGCCTTGGACCCTACGAGCGCGGCACGCTCGGACACGGCGCAGTGATCCTCGCCATCCGCACTGGAGTCGCTGCCGATCACTGGATCGAGGACCCGCGCGCGCTCGTGACCGCCATGCACATGCTCGCCGAAGCTGATCGGAAGCGTCGCTGATGGCTGCGCCCGCGATCCTCAAGATCGACATCCTCGCCGACGCCACGAAGGCGCAGACGACGATGAAAAAAACGGGCGACAGCGCGCAGGGCATGGGCGGCAAGGTCAAGGCACTCGGCCAGGCCGTCGCCACCGGATTCGCAGTCACGAAGATCGTCGAATTCGGGAAAGCCACCGTGACCGCCGCACTCGATGCGAATCGAGAGCATGCGAAGCTGACGCAGGTTTTCAAGTCGATGGGTGACACCACGGGCACCGCAGCGAAAGCGGCGATGGACTACGCAGGCGCGCTCTCGCAGAAAATCGGCGTGGACGACGAGGCGATCATGGCGGGGCAGACACTGCTCGCCACGTTCTCCAACGTGAACAACGAAGCAGCGCGCAGCGCCGGAATCTTCGATCGTGCGACCGCTGCAGGTGCCGACCTCGCAGCTGCAGGCTTCGGCACCATCGAGTCGAATGCAGTGCTGCTCGGCAAGGCATTGCAGGACCCGGTGAAGGGCATGGCCGCCCTGCGACGCGTCGGCGTCACGCTGACGAAATCGCAGCAGGATCAGGTGAAGGCCTTCAGCGAAGCCGGAAAAACGATGGAGGCGCAGAAGATCATCCTCGGCGCAGTCGAGACGCAGGTCGGCGGCACCGCCGAAGCGACAGCTACGAGCAGCGACAAGATGAATGTCGCATGGGGCAACACGCAGGAAGCGATCGGAAACGCACTGCTCCCTGCGCTCAATGCGCTCGCGCCGATCCTCGAGACGGTCGCGAAATTCATCGAGCAGAACATCAGCTGGATCATGCCGCTCGCGCTCGTGATCGGCGTGCTCGCAGTCGCATGGAACATCGCGAGCATCGCAGCGACACTCTTCGGCGTTTCGATGATGGCTGCGCTGTGGCCCGTGCTCGCAGTCATCGCCGCGATCGCTGCGCTGATCGCGATCGGCGTGCTCATCGTGAAGAATTGGAACACGATCAAGGCCGCAGCTGCAGCGGTGTGGTCCTTCATGGTCACGGCATGGAATGGCATTCTGAATGCGATCCGCGCTGCATGGAATTGGATCAAGAGCAATTGGCCGCTGCTGCTCGCGATCCTCACCGGGCCGATCGGCATCGCTGTCGCCATCATCGTCCGCAATTGGGACACGATCAAAAACGCAGTGCGCGCTGCGTTCTCATTCATCAGCAGCGTGTGGTCGGGACTGCTGCACATTCTCACGCTGCCATTCACTGCGGCATGGGGCGTGATCTCCGGCGTGATCGATCGCGTGCGAGGCGCGATCAATTCCATCCTCGGCTTCGCATCGAGCGTCGGTCACACGATCGTCGAAGCGATCAAAGCGCCGATAAATGGCATCATCCGCGCGTGGAATAACCTGCAGATTCCGGGCATCCACATCGATCTGCCATTCGGCAAGAGCATCGGTGCGGGCCCGTGGGACCTGCCGAACCTGCCGACACTGCAGACAGGCGGCAGCGTGCTGCGCACGGGGCTCGCGCTCGTGCATGCAGGCGAGACATTCTCCGGCGTCGGCAACACGATCGGCGGCACGACGAATCTCACGGTGAATGTGACGACCACCGGACTCGGCGCAGATGCTCCGCAGATTCAGCGCGCAGTGGTGCGTGCGCTGCGCGGGCACACGATCCGAAACGGGCCGCTCGACATTCCGGTGCGGAGCGGACCATGACGCAGGTCGGCCCGTGGGACCCGTCGATGCCGTGGCCCGGCACTGCAGGCGGCGCAGCTGCGCCATCATGGGGCGAGCACATTCGACTCTTCATGCTCGCTGCGCTCGAGGCGGGCACGCCATTCCGACTCGGCCCCGATCCTGCCGATCAGCTTGACGCGGGCAATGTCCTCGGCGGTGGCGACATCGCACCGCTCGCCGATCAGCCGGAAATGCGCTTGTGGCATGACATGTCATGCGATGTGATCGACATCGAGATCAGCGGCGGCTCGACATCATCGGATGGAATCTTTTCCAAGGCCGACGCAGCGACATGCACTGTCACGCTCGCCGATCCGAAGGGAATCTACGATCCGCTAAACCCGGTGCCGCCGTTCGTGTTCGGCGGTCACTCGAGGCTCACGCCTGGCGTGCCCGTGCATGCATTCTGCGAGGTCGTCGATCCTGCGACGAGCGCGATCACGCAGCACGATCTCTTCACGGGTACTGCTGACAGCTGGTCGGAGGACTGGACACCGCGGCCCACGAATCGGCAGGCGAAGCTGGTCGCATCGGATGAGACGAAGCGATGGGCACGCTACGACCGACCGGAGCAGCCGCCCGCGGGACAGGGCGACACGACTGCGCAGCGCGTGCAGCGGCTCGTCGATTTCTACGGATGGCCAGGCGAGATCGAGCCTGCGCCGTACTCGACAGTGACACTGCAGAGCACGACGCTCGCGCAGTCCGGATGGGAGCTCCTGAATCGTGTGCTCGACGATGAGATCGGATTCGTCCACTTCACACGCTCCGGCAAGCTGCGATGGACGAATCGCGCAGCATGGATCAGCGTCAGTGCTCCGCCCGTGGTCGAGCTTGGCTGCGATCCCGCCATGCACGATGTGCTCATCGATGCGACGCCGCACACCGTCGAT